CTAATAATGCGTAGCAGTCGATACAGCAGAAACTTCTTATAACTAACTACCACGCTTAACTAAATCAAAAAAGTATTCAGCATCCACAAGTACAAGTGGTTTGCTATTATTTTGCTTCAGGATTACTAATGGCTCGACTAATCCATGCGTCTGAGCTTGCTCATAATCTTTGAAGACAGCAATAGCCTTACGATTCTTGCACTCAATCTGAAAAGGAAAAAGACTACGAGCAGCCGAACTAAGCTGTACATCTTCTCCACTCGCTCCCATGCTTGTGCTTCTGACATCATCAGTGCTCAGCGTAGGGAATCGTTGGAGTATCTGGTCTCTCACCCACTGCTGTAACTTTCTTCCTTTTGCTTTTGCTGACTGGGGTTTCAAGTTTAATTACCTTTCGTTTCTTAATCCATGCTTTTGGTATGTGCATCCTAGCGTTACTATTATCCTTAGACACTGTGGACGCAATACAGATAGCATCTTTTGTTTCACTGATCAAGAAGCCGACAGTATGACAGAGATCTATTTCCGCTTTGATTTCGTCTTCCCAGCCTGAGTCGGCAACTGCGTCGACCCACTGGACGTAGACAATCTTGGAGGAATCCAGATCTCGTTTGGCTGCCTTCTTATCCACAGCAACTGTCCGTTCTCCAGCACCCTTGCTTCGTCCCCTTTGTAAGCTTCCAGGATAGCAAGATACATTTCGTTTTCGTCTTTGCATTCTTTAAGTATTCTCTCTGCTTTAACTGCTCCAATGCCTTTAATCCCAACAACATTGTCTACCCTATCACCAGTTAAAATCTGTTTATAAAAATTCCTGATTCCTTCTTCCTCAGTTATGAAGTACCGTAGATCCTTAGTAAAATTAAAGTGATCTCCTCGAATCATATCCAAGTCTTTATCAATCGTACAAATGCAATACTCACCAGGTTCTAGCGCATACGCTGCAATACCGATAGCGTCATCTGCTTCTTGTCCTTCAATCATCTCAAAGCCCCAGCTCTTCTGCATATACTCTCGAAGTATATCGTAGTGCTTAGGCTTAGCTGATTTGCGATTACCTTTATATGGAGCAGTTACTGCTATGTCATGCCTGTAATTACCACCACCTGTTAAGTATCCTTTGTAATCTTCAAAGCCATTAAAGAGAATCAGGTTCTCTAGAAACTCACCGCACCTAGCCATCGCAATTGACTGGTCATCTTCCTCCGATGCAAAGCCAATGCGATAAACTAGAATGTCCCCATCAATCAGGGCAAAATGCATTAGAGAGCTTCTTCTTCGATGTCCGCAAGGTTCACACCAGTAGGCTTATACTCGATCAGATCTTTCACGATGATCTTGCTGATACCTACTCCAACACCTTTCTTACCACCGATGTTATACGAATACGGTTTGATCAGAGCAACACCCTTAGAACCGTTAGCAATCTTTACACCGATCTGATTACCCTTCTCATCCACTGCAAGGATAGGATATAACTTGCTCTTAGCAGTGACGAAGAAGCCTTGGTCTGGTTTGTTCGAATCATTCTTTACATTGATACCCATGTCCATCAAAGTCTTGATAGCATCCTTGGATAGGTTGCAAAGATCTACTTGGTACTTCTCCGAGTACTTGTTCTTCTCATTCAATGAAGCCCAAAAAAGATCTGCCTTGATTGGTACTGGTTTAACTTGATCCATTAATTTCTCCTTAATAAATAACTACATATAATATTATACTACAGTTTTAGTGCTTAGTCAAGTGTTCTTCTAAGCCCTCGCTTTCGAGGATCATAATGGTACGTTCTAGTAGCTCAAGCGTCTCACCGTTGGGCAGTCTAGTAAAGACCATTAAATAACCATCCTTCTCAGCAAGTATTACTAAATCGTTTACATCCTCAGGCAACTCCTGCATCACACTCATGGTGCGAAGTCCGCTTCTTTAATCGCCTGTAAATATTCCTGAGCTTCTCCTAATTCCTTCTCAGCTTCTCGTAGCAATATACGAATGTGTCCTACTTCATTCCCTTGTCTTAGGAGAGACAATACTGCTCGTTTGATTTCTTCCATCAGTGTGTTTCCTTCCATGAATTTCCAACTCTGTACTCGCCAGTGAGAGGGCATCGCATCTCTAGTACACGACCTGCTTCTTCAATAGCTTGTACTCCTAACTTGCCTACCATATCTGCGTATGGTTCTTCTACTTCAATCTGCCATTCGTCATGCACATTAGCGACGAACTTATAATCAATACCTAGTTTACTGAGTCGACCATCTAAGATCACCAAAGCTTGCTTCATGACAATAGCACCCGCACCTTGGAGTAGAGTGTTGAGTGCTGCATGGTCAGACCTAACGTGTAGTCTACGTCCATCAAGACCTGGTAGCGTTCCCGACGACTTGCGGTTTTTATCCACTCTCTCCCTAAGCTCTCGCAGTTTCGGGGTGTTCGCCAGAAAAGAATCAATAAGTCGTTGTCCTTCTTTCGCCCCAGCACCGACAACTTTCCCGATCTTGGCAGCCCCTGCACCATAGAGGAATGCATATATAAACGTCTTCGCTTGAGCTCGTGTTTCGAGTCCAGCAGCTTTCTGGTTTGCTGTGTGGATATCACCTTGTGTGACCTCATAAATATACGCATCGTCTTTCATATAGTGAGCAAGCATCCTCAGCTCCAGTCCTGAAGCATCGATACCAACTAACTTATATCCTTTCTCTACAATCCAAAGATCCCTACAGTCTTCTCCGTAGGGGCTACCACAACTAGGTACTTGTGCCATGTTAGGACTGTGATGTGTCATTCGTCCTGTCACTGCACCGTTAGTGATTACCTTACCATGTACTCTACCATCAGGCTTTAATTCTTTTAACCATGATTGGATCTGAGCAATTCGTTTCTGCAACAATAAGAACTCAGCAATCGCCTTAGCTTCAGGAAACTCTAAGCCTTCGAGCGTCCCTTCGTCGACGATTGGTTGACCGTTCTCTGTGAACTTCTCTGGCTTCCAGCCTTTCTCGATAAGCCTTTCTCCGATTTGTTTCCTGCTGCCTGGGTTGAAGACTTCGACTTTAGGCTTGAGGGGCTTTCCTGTTTTGTCTGATACTCGTAAGGTTGTTTTCGTTGGAAAAATGTTTTGAAGGCTAGCTTCAAGAATATCCAACTTATTTTGCAGCGTTGCAAGAAGGATGACAGCTTGCTTCTCGTTGAGCTTGAATCCGTTTTCTTCTTGTGTTGCAATGATCGCTTGTACATCGTGCTCAAGTTTAATACTCCTCTCATCAAAGTTTAATCGTGTTAACTCAGTAGTTAAATGCTTATACAACTTCTCTGTTACCAGAGTATCTTGAACGCAGTACTCCTCCATCTCTTTAGAATACCCAGCATCCCAATCTTTAAAGTTTCCTTTAGGAAAACCTAATCGATTACCCCACGCTTCTAAACTATGTCCTCCCTCTAGGCTTGGGTTTAGAAGACGACTTAGTACGAGCGTATCGCACATCTGGTTCTGCTTCATCGTAATGTTCCAGTTCCTTCTCAGTACTGGGGCATCGAAGCATATTCCGTTGTGCATGATAATCAAATCGCAACTGTCCAAATACTTTTGTAACTCGTTTGCTTCCTTCCATACTATTACGTCTCCTCCTACTTCTCTTGTAACGCACATCCAAATCTTATCGTGCGTACTGTTTGTTTCTATATCGAGAATAATCTTTCTCATTTTCCATTTCCAGTAATTACTCCAGTTAAATAAATTAAGTGGAGGACAGCTCCATGTCACACAGGCACTCCTTGTTTTACTCGATTAGGAAACTCACGCTCTAACCAGAAGCATCGCAGATCTCCGAACTCATCTCGTGCAAGATAACCATCCCACTTCGAGTGCTTGGTAGAGTAACTGCTGCATTGAATGTTATCTAGCCTGTGCTTATGTTCACTCACTAAGAAGCCAAAAGCCATCCCCATTAAAGCAGCAACCACTATTAAAGATTCCTTCATTTTGGTTTACTCTTTTTAAAGCTTTCTTTAATTTGATTCTCTACGTTCTGCTGAGTAGCCATCACGAAAGCATCCTGCAATTCTTTAACCATTAGTTCAAGCTTAGCAACTCGCTGCCCTAACTCATTGACCGATTCGATTACCTTCGGCATCTGTAATAAACTCATCTTGATTCCTTAATGTTATATAAACGTTACCTTACAGCCATTTATGTAACTCATATGTTACATAAGAAGCTATCCCTGCTAAGTACAATGCAACTGCTACAGCTTCAACCAGGATCAAAGGTATATCGTTCTGCAATACACCTGCATAAGCCCACAAGCCTGATCCAACCAATCCAAATAATATATTAAGGGGATATACATTGAAGCTAGTTAATGCTATTCCGATTAAACATAGGATAGTTCCTGACCATTTGATTATTGACATACCACCACCGTAGCACAGACTGTGCAGCTAGTAACCTTACCATCGGGAGTAACCACCGTTGTGGTAGTACAAGCCCAGCTACTATTATACACCATCATTGCTGCAATTGCAAGTATAATTTTCTTCATAAATTTTCCTTATAAATGGGGATTCCATACTTCGACGATAATCTTCAACTGAGATGCCATACCAAGCAGCAATTTCTGTAGCTATTTCTAATGCTTTTTCTTCTGACATCTCTCCTAAACGAACTGTGTCTATTCTTCTATACACTATAATTTATTCTCCTCAGGAGGGAGCTCTGTCATCCTGCCAGTCAAGCGACTATACAGTAATCGAGAAGCTAACCCAGTTAAACCACTAAAACGATTCTTCAATACTCGGACGTAGGTGGTATTCCGTTCCTGCTCGTCCTCATGCTGACCATTACGCTCAAGTCCAATGACCATATCAGATAGCTGAGCAATCGAACCTGAACCACGCAACTGTGCCAGTGATGTAGCAGCACCTTCCTCATGCCCCTTCGATTCGGGACGCTTGAGATGAGACACCACAAACAAAGCAATACCAGTCTCTTGCACGATAGTCCGCAGCTTAGTCATGATCTCGTCTAATGCTTTCCTTTCGTCACCGTTCTCCTGAGCACTGACCACAATCGATACGTGATCAAGGAATACATAACGACAATTAAGACCTTTTGCCATAAAGCGTACTCGGTTGATAATATTGTCAATGGCGGTAGACCCAAAATG